GCAACGTCAGGGCTGGGCTATTTGTACGAGGACGCACAGGGACGAATTAACTATGCCGATTCAACCCACCGCACTAATTATCTTGCGGCAAACGGTTACGTTGACCTTGACGCAAATCAAGCACGCGCCGCAGGACTTAGAATTCAAACCCGTGTGGGTGACGTTCGAAATGCAATAACAATTAAATACGGCGCAACCAGTCAAAACGACGTGTCCGATAGTGACCCAGCGTCAATCGCGCTTTATGGCAACCTTGCACAAATCATCACAACGACATTGCACGACGCAGCTGACGCCAACGCGCAGGCTGCGTTCTATTTGTCATTGCGTGCGAATCCGCAACCCATTTTTAGTCAAATTCGCTTTGACCTAACAAACCCAGAATTAGACGACGCAGACCGCGACAACCTATTGAACATTTTCATGGGCGAAGCCATTGCCCTTAACAACCTACCGTTGAACATGTCGTCGGGTACATTCCAGGGCTTTGTCGAAGGCTGGACGTTTCAGGCGTCTTACAATCAACTATCGGTCACTTTGTTGCTTAGCCCGCTTGCCTACTCATTGCAGGCAATGCGTTGGAATGATGTACCAATCACCGAAACATGGACAAGCGTGTCGCCGACACTTGACTGGGAAAATGCAACAATTGTTGCTTGATAAGGAGAAAACATGACAAACCCAACGAGCAATTTCGGGTGGCAAATGCCCACTTCGACGGACTTGGTCACAGACCTTCCCGCCGATTTTGAAGTTTTTGGACAGGCGGTTGACACGTCATTGGCTGATCTCAAAGGCGGAACAACTGGGCAGGTCTTAAAAAAGAATTCAAACACCGACATGGATTTTGTTTGGGGCGCTGATTCTGCGGGCATGACGAACCCAATGACAACAACGGGCGACACAATCTATTCATCAAGCGGTTCAACACCAGCGCGGTTGGGCATTGGTTCAACTGGTCAGGTTTTGACGGTTTCAGGTGGTTTGCCAGCATGGTCAACGCCAGCGACTGGTGGTGTTTCATGGACATTGTTGAATGCTGGTGGAACGGCTTTAACTGGCGCGCAAACGATTACGGTTTCAGGTATTTCTGCAAAAAATGATTTATTCATTGTTTTTCGCGGTGCTTCATCTGCTTCAGCGCAAACAGAAATCAGAATTAGATTCAATTCAGATTCAGGGGCGAATTATTCAACCTTCGGTTTGAAAAACAGTAACCCAACGACTTACGCTTCAACAACAACATTTAATGAAGAAAATCAAAGTGCAAACAATCACATTCGTTTGGCACAAACAACAACAAACGCAAACAGCACCGCGTCAGGTTATTTGCAGGTAAGCGGTGCAAACACGTCAGGCATCAAATTGGCGCATGGTGTTGGCGGTGCTGATCCAGCAGGCGGCAATGCTGGCGTGCAATACGCGGTTGGTGGTTCGTGGTCAGGATCTGCCACTATTTCAACGGTTAGCATAATTTCAGAATTTGGCAATTTTGACGCTGGCACGGTTTTCGTCTATACGAGCGCATAAGGAGAAATCATGAAAATTATAGAAAAAGAATTCAACGCTATTACAGGTGAAGAAACAATCACTGAACGCGACGAAACTGCGGCTGAAACAAAAGCACGTCTAGACGCACAAAAAGCCATTGCAGCAGCGCAGGTTGAAGCCGACGCAAAGGCTGCTGAAAAGGCTGCAGTTCTTGCCAAACTAGGTTTAACCGCTGATGAAGTGGCAGCATTGTTGTCATGACTTATCCGCAAGGCACAAACGCAAGGTTAATTGAGATCGCCGCAGCTGAAGTTGGCACGGTCGAAGAAGGCGACAACCTGACCAAGTACGGCAAATTTACAAAGGCGGACGGTTTGCCCTGGTGCGGTTCATTCGTCAATTGGTGCGCAGCCCAGGCAGGTGTCAAGATTCATTCAGTCGTCGGGACTGCCGTTGGCGCACATAAGTTCAAAGAGATTCAGCGCTGGTCAAACATGCCGCAACTTGGTTATCTCGCATTCATGGATTTTCCGCATGACGGCGTTGACCGCATTTCACACATTGGAATTGTTGTCGGTTTAATTGATTCCAAAACTTGCATGACAATCGAAGGCAACACTAGCGGAACAGGCGACCAGCGCAATGGCGGCATGGTCATGGTAAAGGTTCGCTCGTATGGCACGGGTAAAGAGATTGTCGGTTTTGGAATTCCAAAATTCATTCCATACACAGGCGAATTTCCAACAGTTACAGTTCCAACTTCGGGAGACAAACCAAAGAAGGAGACAAAAAAATGGTCGAAGCCAAAGCCCTAGTCGCGTCGTGGGCGCGTTCATTTATGGCAGCAGCACTTGCCCTATACATGGCGGGCGTTACTGATCCGAAAACACTTGCAATGGCGGGCGTTGCAGCGGTTGCACCAGTGATTTTGCGCTGGTTGAACCCAAATGACAAAGCCTTCGGTTCTACGGGGAAGTGAACCGCAGATTCGCAGCGGCTGGCTTGGTTTGGGCACTTGCACTAAGCCAGTCCGCTTGCGGGTATCAGGGGTGGATTCGTTATGAATGCCAAGAATTTGAAAACTGGTCAAAGCCAGAATGCCAACCGCCGCAATGCGTCCCGACTGGAACATGCACTGACGACATACTTGGAATTGAATCGCAACAAACCCGCACGCCGTAAATCACCCGAAGAAGTTCACGCGCAGCTGATTTTGATAATTGGCACGACGCTTGCAATGGTGTTCTTAATCGTGACCATTGGGATTACTTATGCGCTTATCTTTGTCACTCAGCCAATTGGGGCGCAAGCACCCAACGACGCAGCATTTATTGATCTATTGAAAACCCTGGCAATTTTCTTGACTGGTTCATTGGGCGGGGTACTTGCTGGCAACGGACTAAAATCGAAGCCGAAGCCGTCAGACACGCCGACAAACACGCAAGGTTCTTGACCGCGCGCCAATCATGCGTCACCCTGAGTTCAGGTGGTAGTCCTACCGCCTAGAATCGGGAGAATTCAAAATGGTTGTTGATTTATTAGACGCGCAGACATTGGGTCGTTTGGTGCTGGTGATCATTCTTATGGTCATTTCAGCCGCTGCGGGATACGCAAAAGGCTTCAAAGAGGGCAAGCGTGAAGGCATTGCACGACGTAAGGCAATGGTTCGCCACATAGCCAATAAGGCGGTCAAGTAATGGGGTTCCTGGATAACTACGAAGCAAGCCGTGAACGCCTGGAACGCTGGTTGGAAAACTTTCCGCTTGGACGCATTGAAACCAGAATTGTGGAATTCAGTGCTGAAAAAGGGTATGTCTTGGTCGAAGCAAAAGCGTTTCGAAATCATGACGACACACTGCCAGCAGGCATTGATTATGCGCACGGCTATGTTGGGGCATACCAGCAAAACATGAAACGCTGGTTCGTCGAGGACACAGTCACTTCAGCAATTATGCGCGTGCAACAATTGGTCATGGGCGGTGCGGAACGAAGCACCAAAGAGATCATGGAACAAGTCGAACGTACACCCGCCAAAGTCGCAAACGCTGAGAAGGATTATGACTATTGGACGACAAAGTTTGGCGACGTGCCAAGTTACAAAACGGCAGCTGAAGCCGAGCAGTCTGGCATTCCTTCACTTGGGTCATCAATGGACGAAATTGCCAAGCAACTGGGCGGCGAATTAGTACAAGAAGCACCGCAGTGCAGTCATGGGCACATGATTTGGAAACAATCACATGAAGGCGCACCAAAAACATGGGGCGGATACTTTTGCACCGAGCGCACAAAGGCAACGCAATGCAGCCCGCGTTGGTACGTCTTGCGGTCAACTGGAAAATGGGAGCCACAAGTATGAGCGACTTTATCGAGATCATTTATCCGCAAACCATGACCGCCAAACTCATGGAAAACGGCGAGATTATTGCTGAATACAAAGTGGAGCAATGCGACAAATGTTCAATGCTGACCAAATTCGACGCCTTTGGCTATCAAAAGGGTTATGACCGCAATGAAAAGATAATCTGGTTTTGCGCGGGTTGCAGATGAAAATGCAATTGACCAGGCAAGAAGAATTTACATGCCACGAAGCCGCCTTGCATTTAGCCAGTAAAAACACAGATTACTGGCAAACCCGTGAAGGCGGTTATTCAATGGACAAACCGCTGCACGATCTCATTGCCCAAGACGCACAAAGCATTGGCAGTGAATGGGTTGTTGCAAAATACTTAGGAATTGAATTTGACCCGTTTGAACAAAAGGGAAAAGTCAAAGCCGACGTGGGCAGTCATTTTGAAGTTCGCTGGACTAAGTACGTTGCCGGGCATTTAGTCGTTCATGAATACGACCGACCTAATGACGTTGCGATTCTGGTAACTGGTGAATCTCCAAACTATTTCATTGCGGGCTGGATTCCCATTGCAATGGCAAAACGTCCAAAATACCGTCACACGAAGCAACCTAACTGGTGGGTGACACAAATTAACTTGCAGCCAATTGAAAATTTACGGAGAAGCAATTATGGACACAGTGCAGTTTGAATGCAGAAAATGCAAAAAGATCACAAAGCAGCTGATTCACAGGATTACCGACAACCTTCCCGAAGGTGTGGAAGTGATTCAATGCACCAAGTGCGAAGTCATGGGGGTTGCGCAGATAGGGAGTTCAAATGCCAATCTATGAGTTTGAATGCACGGTGTGCAAAATCCGTGTTGAGGTGGATAAGTCAATCCACGACGAAAACCAGCCAATCTGCTGCGGTACAAACATGAGCCGAAGGTACTCAACTTTTGGCATTTCATTCAAGGGCGACGGTTGGGGTCATCAATGATCGTCGTGCTTATGGGCGCACCAGGGGCAGGGAAATCGACCTGGGTTAGAAAAAACAAATCAGGGTTTGAATACATTTTCAATACTGAAGCCGTACGGGTCAACCGAGAATTAGACATTGCCGCATTCATGGGCTTGCAACGCATGAAGGCAGTCAAAGCCGCTGAAGCGGGCAAATTCATCATTGCTGACGGTACACATACCATTCAAATGCATAGGCGGTTTTGGTTGAATTTAGCTGACCGTCTAGGCATTGAAACTAAATTGGTTGTCTTTGATACACCATTGCAAACATGCCTGGAAGTTCAAAACAATAGGGAATTTCCAGCACCGCGCAAGGTTGTTGTCGATCATCACCGCCGCATGCAAATGGCGAAATTACACATCAAGCGTGAAGGGTGGGGTTCAATTGAAATTATTACACGTTAAAAGTTATCCACAGAAGTTATGCACAGGGGTGCAAAAGGTGTGGGACACGCCCAACGCCATGCGTAAGTTATTCACTTGCTTGACAGGTGCGCTACGATCTAAACGCTTGAAGCGCGCCGCTGAGGCGGTGAGCGCGCGAGGGCGATTCGATCTAATGGGCAAGGTCTATGCCATAACGGCAGTGCTTTCAATAACGGGCACACTCAATGCAAATGCAGCTAACTATTCAATTGATCATTTGAAATTGTATGCACATTCAAGGATTTTGGACTATAAAGAATTTCAATGCTTCAATCGCATAATCACAAAAGAATCACGCTGGTCATACACTGCCAAGAACGGCAGTCATTTCGGACTGGGTCAAATGAGATCCAAGCACTACCGTGACCTTGATCCATTTAGACAGATAGACGCAACAATCAGATACATAACAAACCGTTATCAAACACCATGCAAAGCGTGGGCATTCCACCTGGAAAGGGATTACTACTAATGGCAAGCGCACTCAAAGACAATGGTTCAACCCATTCATGGCGCAAGTTGCGTTTGAAGATCCTTCACCGCGACGGTTATTCATGCCAGATGTGTGGGGCTGAAGGCAACCATGTCGATCACATAATCCCAAGACATGCATTTGGTGACGGCAATGCCGACAATGAGGACAATCTGCAAACATTGTGCAAAAACTGCAATTTGAAAAAAGGGGGGCGGTTTTTTAGTACGCACTCAACAC